CTCAAATCCCAATCGTCAATAACCGCTTCCATCTGAAGCTTGTCATTTGAATAGACCCGGACTTCACGTCTAGGGATAATCTGACCAGCATAGGGAGAGTTCTCGAATACGGGGTCAAAGGTTCGGTCATTGTTGTCAAGGTTTACAGTTAGCGAACCTGCTGGATAACGGTCAAGGAATCTTGATTTCCCTCGGCTGATTGAGTAGTCAATGACTTTATCTGTGACGTTGAAGAACAACACTCCACCAAGCAAGAACTGAGTATTGTCAAGCAAACCTTTTACGGGGTCGTCTAGAACAAAGAAGTCCAGATCAGGATTCCCCGAAAGGTCAAAGCCGATTTCTACTCTGTTGGTCATGCCCTAGCGAATACCCTTCCCGATGTTCTTTCGAACTTGATAATCTCGTCAACAATCTGCTGACCGATTCTCTGACCGTCTGCACCCATGCCGGCGTTTACGTTTATTTTGAAAGTGTTTCCGCCTCCACCTGTGGTTAGGTTGCCATAGCGGTCTAGTGGAATGACAGCTTCGTGTCTGCCAGCTTCTCCAATCATTCCCATCATTGGTCGCGTAACAACTCCACCTTCTGCAAAGCCTGGAACTTCTCCTGCTGGTGAACCTGATCCAGTCATTCCCGAATCGTTGTAGCCAAAAAAGTCAACTAAGTGTCTTGGCAAAAACAATCTAGCCAAAAATTCATCTAGGTCTTGGACTCCACTGACAAAGTTTCCTCTGCTGAAGTTGTCAGAAGCTGAGTTGAATCTCTCCATTTGTCTTGACAAAGCACCAAGAGCGGCGGCCATTCCGTTGACTCCACGGATAACAAACTCTTCACCGATGGCGATTAGGCTTTTACCCAAATCTGATTCAGCAAATTCTTTAGCCTCTTCTGCAACATCTCCAATGTTGTTTGCCAAATCCATGATGCCCTGTTGAAAGTTTTCGTCAGTCACTATTCGCTCAACAGAAGCGAGAGTTTCTTCTCCAATGGTTAGGAAGAAATCGCTAACTTTCTCTAATGGCTCTTCAAGATTTCCAAACAATTCTTTTAGGTCTGGAAGAATATTGTCTATGTATGGTTTAAAGTCTGCTGCTAAATCTTCAACATTTTTTATAGTGTCATCAAAAAGGTTTATTAGCTTAGGGAGATTCTTGTCAATCAGTGGCCCTAGATCTTCAGTAAAGTCAAGAATGAACGGCATCAACTTCTCACCAAGTTCTAAAGCTGCATCTTCAACTCTCGACTTGACCAAATCCATTTGAGCATTGAATGTTTCAAGCTGATTGTTTGCTACTTCGTCAGCAGTTCCCCCGGCATCGTTTAGCTTTTCTTCATACTCTGATAACGCATCAGAGTTGCCCATAAGGGCTAGAACACCTTCACGGGTTTGCTTAGTGAAACCAAGAGCCGAAATCTCTGCGAGTTTTTGCTCTTCGCTCATTCCGTCAAAGGCGCTTGTCACATCAGCTGCAATGTCTGACATGTTGCGCATGTTGCCTTCAGCGTCAAAGACTTGAATTCCTAGCTCTTCAAAAGCTCCTGAGTTCTTTTGTGCGTTGTCAGTCAATCCGAAGAGCGTGTTAGTTAGAAGTGTTCCAGCTTGCTCACCCTTGATACCTTGATCAGCAAAGACGGCTAGAACTGCCGAACCTTCTTCGATGTCTTTACCAACAGTCTTCAGAGCGTTACCAGCTTTTGAGGTAATGGCTGAAGCTAGTTGCTCAACCGAGGTGTTAGCTAGTGTGTTTGCTTTTACGAATACGTCTGTGACTCGGGTTAGATTCTCTAGGTTTTCTTCTGTGTCGTCTGAAGCTAGACCCAAAGCACTCTGAGCGTCTGTTGCCAGGTCTGTAGCCAAAGCCATGTCGAACATTCCAGCTTGAGCGAACTTTGCAACTTGTGGCATAGCCGCTACCGATTGTTCAGCATCCAAACCAGCAGAAGCAAGGAAGAAGAAGCTCTCAGCGGCTTCCTCAGCGGAGAAAGTGGTCGTCTTGGCAACTTCCCTAGCTGCGTCTGCCATATCGTTTCTGAGAGCGTCTGAGACATCTCCCATGATGGCTATTGACTGATTCAGTGCTTGGTCAAAGTCAGCAAACTTCTTAATTGAGAAAACAGCTGCTCCACCTATGGCTGCTCCTGCGGCTGCACCAATCTTGGCTGCGTTAGCTCCAAATTTCTTTAGTGAAGAATTTGCCTTATTCAGCCCGGTCTTATCAAAAGAAAAACTAATTGGATATTTGATTGACATTACTTGAACCGAACTTTCTTATTGAATGCTTTAGCAAAATCGTCAATTACTGATTCAGCAATCTTTCTCATGTCGTCTCTACGCTTTAGAAACTCACCATAACCAAAACGACCTGCTTTATATCTAGGAAAGTCTGATCGCGACTTTAGGGCTTTTACGAATTGCCTTCCCCTTTGTCGGTTTTTTGAGAATGATAAATTCTTACTTCCTGCCATTTCTGCAATCTCAAATCCTGCAAACTTACCCTTTGACTTTAGTGTCATACTCAGGATTGGAACTGCTCCCCCTAATTTAGATCTCTTAGTAGGCGTGAAGCTTATTCCTGCTCTTACACCTGTCCAAGAAGTTCTGTGAGTTCCTTTCATTCCTGAAAGCGGAGGTTCAATTTCTACTTGATTTCCAACTTCTCTAGCCACAGGCCTTAGCTTTTTTCCTAAGTCTTTCCTTAGCTGCCTAGTGATTCCTTTGTCAATGCCATTTAGTTCCCGGACAGCCTTGTCCAGTCCTTCTATCTTGGTCTTTTTACTAAGTCGAATCACGGCAACTCCTAACCCTTACTATTCTACGCCAAAGGAAAACCCCCCATTTCTGGGGGGCTACCGTTTACGCCTAGCTTCGTTCTGTTTAGTCGCTCTCCAATAGAGATAGCGTTCCATAGTCCAGAACATACGTGAAGATTGTCTCAAAAGAACGTCGGGTGGAATGCCATACTCAAAAGCCATGTGAGCAAGCTTCCAATGCTCGGATTCTTCCCCGAGCGGTGTTATTTTTTTGAGTTAACAACCTCAACGGATTCAATAGAATCTAGCCAATCTTCAAAGCCTAGATCAGTTGACTTGTTCCGTTTCTCAACATTCCAAGCCATGAAGAAGAAGTGTGTCAATTTAGCCTCTTTCTCAAGACGTGTAATTGACATGTCAAACTTCTCTTCAAAGGCTACGAAATCCCGAGCGGTTGCCTCTACGGTCTTTTCAGTTTCGTCTTTGTAATTTATTTGGAGGTTTAGTTTCATTTTCTTTCCTTATACTCCTGTGCCACGAGTGACATCACCAGTCACAGGCCAGCTCACCGATAGCACGGCCAATTCACCCACAGCATTTCCGTAGGGTTGATACTGAGTTACCAAGCAATCGAACGAATATTCAGGATTCGTGGCCGACACTGCCCCGCTGGTTGGCTTAATTGCGATCGTAACTGTGTCGCCTAGTAGTGGGAACAAAGTAGCGTCAACACTATCAGCTCCAAAGTCCTGATGAAAATCTAGTGAAACTGTTCCGTCTTTCAATCCACCAATGCGAGTGCGTGAAGTGTTACCGAAAGCGGTTGTTTCTTGTTCATCTACTGTTATATCTAGGGTTACTGAGTTGATGGATGAACTGAAGTCATCTCCGTCAATCGTAATTTCGTAGTCTGTTGTGACGAATTTCGCCATTTGTGTTTCTCCTTTTAGTCTGCGTAAACGGTAACGGAAAAAGTCATCCCGAGATAATTGTTTCCGTCATTTAAGTCTAATGCAGAAATACCGGTCATCGTGGTTACGTGAACGTCAAAGGCTGTTCCACTGAGAGTCTTGTCTGACTCAATGGCTGTCTTTACACTTTTAGCGCCTTTGTTGTCTGCGTAGTCGTTTAGGTTCTCCTGCGCTTGCTGAACCGAGAATCTGCCGACAATGACGGTAATTTCAAAATTGTAAAAAACTAAACCCTTTTGAAAGGCTTGATCGTATTCGATTGTCTGAAGCTGAACAACAGCGCAGGGGACTTGAGGATTCTCAGGGATTTCAGAATACGCCCTAAGCCCTGCAACCGTTTCTAAGTTTGTTTCTAGCCCATTACGAATGTCTGTAATACTCAACCCATTCTCACTTTCTTGAATGGCATAAGAAGCTTGTCAATGTCTGAGTCGAACTTGGAAACAAAGACCGCTCCGACATCACTGAACCCGGCGATTCCTAGAGGGGAGTTTCTACGCTCAAACAACCTAGCCGAAAGAATCAAGCAAGCCTGTTGGATCTGTGAAGGAACTGAGTCCCATCCCCAATCGCCTGTCACTTCGACTGTGGCTTCTTTGTCGTCAATCGTGAACAGGTATTGGTCAACTGCTCTAATGCGTGTCGCTGGAAAGTCAATGCCCCCGGCTTTACCGTTTAGGGGTTCTAGCTGTGCATCCTTACTCAAGTCCCAAGTAATGTCGAAGTTTCCGTCTGCATCGCTTGAGGTTTTGAGGCTGATTATGTTTCTGAGGTCGTCTATCTCGGTGACGTAAGAATCCCGAGGTGTGAAGATT